GCAGTACGCTGCTGCCGTTTCCATCTCGGGTCTGGAAATGATCCAGAACTCGGGCAAGGAAGCCATCATCGACCTGCTCGATGGCCGTATGCAGGTTGCCGAAGCGCAGCTTGCTAACCGCATCAGCGGTGACCTGTACGGCGACGGCACGGGCAACAGCGGCAAGAACCTGACGGGTCTGGCTGCGGCTGTTCCGGATGCTCCGTCCACTGGCACCTATGGCGGCATCAACCGCGCCACATGGTCTTTCTGGCGTTCGGTTGCCTACTCGGGTGTCACCAATGGTGGCGCTGCGGTGTCGGCTTCGAACATCCAGCAGTACATGGACGCGATTGCCGTTCAGTTGATCCGTGGCACCGATAAGCCGGACCTGATCGTCGCTGACAGCAATTACTACCGTCTGTACCTCCAGAGCCTCCAGAGCATCCAGCGTGTTACGAGCGAAGGCTCGGGCATGGCGGGCGCTGGCTTTGCCTCGCTGAAGTATTTTGGCGCTGGTATGGCCTCGGACGTTGTGCTGGACGGCGGTATCGGTTCGTCTTCGTACAACAGCGGCTCGGGCAATGCAAACCATATGTGGTTCCTGAACACCAAGTATCTGATGTTCCGGCCTCACAAGGATCGCAACTTCGTGCCGATTGGTGGCGAACGTCAGGCGGTCAATCAGGACGCGATCGTAAAATTAATTGGGTGGGCTGGAAATCTCTGTTCATCCGGTCCGCAGTTCTGCGGCGTCCTGATCGCTTAAGGAGTAATGAAACATGGCTTATTCAGTTACCCCCCTCATTGGCGTTGATCTGAACAACATTGTTACGACCAACCCCAATTCTGCTGGTACTGCGGTTCCGACTTTCGGCCCGCTGGGAACGCAGGTGTTTGGGTCGGATGGTAAGATTTATGTGCTGGCGCAGGCCAACGCTTCGATCTCTGCCTCAACCACTACCTGCACGGTTAACGCAACGACGTTCCTTGTAACTGCAACTGGCGGCTCGTACGCCAGCCCCGCAGTTGCTCTTTCGTCGGGTGACGTTGCCTGGTTCGGTAGGACTGGCGTCTAAACAGATTTGGGGAGGGGAGCAATCCTCTCCCCTTTTCTATAGGAGAAACAAATGGCATTTCCTTCCCGCATTCAGGGTTCTGGTCAGTCCGGTCTGTCCTCAACTGCGATTGCTGGTGATGTTGCTGCTGGCCTGACCGCCACTGGCACCAACGCTGGTACTTCGACCCAGCTTTCGGCTGTTTATAACGTGGTGACGGTGGTTACATCCTCCGCTGCTGGCGTTAAGTTGCCGACTGTGGAAATAGGCGCTCTGTGCTTCGTCGCCAACGACGATAGTGCAGATTCGCTGACTGTGTACCCCCAGACTGGTTCGACGATTGACGGTGCTGCGTCGGTGGCTGTTGCCGCTGGCAAGCGTCGGTTTTTCGTTGGCACCAGTGCTACAACTTGGGTGTCGCTGCTCGGCGCATAATGACGATTCCCTCACGGGTGCTGGGGGCGGGTGCAAACCCGCTTTCCACTGTTGCAATTTGCGGCGACGGCAAAGATAACATTGTTGCCGCTGGTACAAATGCCGCAACAGCAACTCAAATCGTGAGTGTATTTAATTCTATTGATACCGTTGCATCAGGCGCTGGCGTAAAATTGCCGCCGACTGAAACCGGTTCGGTTATTTATATTGCCAATTCCGGTGCCAGCACTTTGACCGTGTACCCATATGAATCGTCAACAACGATAAATCAGGGTGCATCAGCTTCAATATCAAAAGACCATACAAGCATTTTTTTTGCTGTTACTAAAACAATGTGGTACAGCATTAATGGTTCCAAAACTTAAATCCCCACAGGATAAATTCCCATGCTAGACAGTGACGTTGCTAATGCAGACAGCCTCTTGCACGTTGAGTTTTATATCAGCGAGGAAAAGGATTACAAAGGTAAGCCTTTTATTCGCATCATTGTTCCCGGCGACAAGACCAACATCGTCGAGCAAATGGTTCGGGACGATCATAAGGAGCGTTTCCCGCGCCAGTGGCTCTATTTCCAGATGAAGCAGAACGAACAGGACGGGAGCCTACCGGGAACCCCGCTGCGGGCATGGGCTGAAGCCGATCCGGAGTTTATCAACGCTGGCAGGCTGGAAGAATTGCAGATTCTTAAGTTCCAGACAGTTGAACAGGTCGCCACGGCCTCGGATTCGCAGCTTCAGCGGATTGGAATGGGCGGGTCTGGACTGCGTGAAAAAGCGCGTCTGTTCCTGACACAGAAGAATAAAGCTGACGGGTCAGCGGAACTGGAAAAGACTCGTCAGGAATTGGATGAGTTGAAGGCGCAGATGGCAGAATTGATTGCCGCCCGTAAGCCTGGTAGACCGAAGAAAGAACAAGAGGATTAGCTATGTCATCGACCACGATGTTGCAACTCGTCCAGCAGGCTACAAATGAGCTGGGTATCGCCACGCCGCAATATGTGGCGGGGAATACGAATCAGGACGTAATTCAGCTTCTCGCGCTGATGAACGCCACGGGTTACGAGTTGCTTCGTCGGGCCGATTGGCGCCAGCTGACAACCCAATATCAGTTCTATACCCAGTACCTCACAACCACTGGTAATTGGACTACTTCGGCACGCACCATTACTGGTATCCCGTCCACAGCAGGGCTGGATACCAGTTATCAGGTGCAGGGCGTCGGTATTGGTAACGCCACTTACATCGTTAGTGTCGATTCTTCGACACAGGTCACTGTGAATCAGGATTTTACGCAGGACGGTGGCTTGAATGCCACGGTCAATTTCCAGAAGGTAAAATACGACCTACCCAGCGATTACGACTCGATTGTGCCGCGCACAATGTGGGACAAGTCGAAGCGTTGGGAACTGCTAGGTCCAGAAAACGCGCAACAGTGGGAATGGCTGCTGTCGGGCTATATCTCGACCGGCCCCCGCATCCGCTGGCGTCTACTGGGTGAGACCTTCCAGATTTGGCCGGGAACGTCCACCAACGAACTGCTGTCTTACGAATACCGCAGCAAGGGTTGGGCCAGATCGTCCACCGGCACGGTCAAGAACTCGTTTACGGCTGACACGGACACCTGCATCTACCCAGATCGGGTAATGGTGCTGTCCACCAAACTCAAGTACTTTCAGGCCAAGGGCTTTGACACGACCGCCCTTTACCGGGATTACCGCGAAGAACTGGACACGGCGATTGCCCAGAACACCAGCGCGGCGAACCTGTCGTTTGCCCCGCGCCCCAGCACAGTCCTCATCGGATACGACAATATCCCGGACAGCGGCTACGGAAACGGCGCTTAAACGGCATAGGAGGTCAATATGCCGCTAAATGTTGTTCAGCAAGGGGTAGCCAACGTCCAGTCCCTTCCGGCCCCTGTAGGCGGTTGGAATGCTCGGGATAGCTGGGCTGATATGGCCCCCACGGATGCCGTGGCGATGGAGAACTTCTTTCCCTCGGTGTCTAACGTCATCCTTCGGGGTGGATACACCAAATGGGCTACGGGTTTGGGCGGTCAGGTTCAGACCCTTATGGCGTATTCGGCGTCTGCGTCTGAATATTTGTATGCAATCGCGGCCACCACAAACTCGGTTTATGACGTTACGACCGCTGGAGCGGTTGGGGCGGCCAAAGTCACCGGCCTATCCAATGCCATTTGGGAATACATAAACGTCACCACAGCTGGCGGCAATTACTTGTATGCCGTAAATGGTGTCGATAAACCGATACTGTATGACGGCACGACATGGCTGCGAATTGACGGAAGTTCGTCAATTGCTGTGACCGGCGTAACCACGACCACGCTGTCCAATATCACGCTGTTTAAGAACCGCGTCTGGTTTATCGAAAAAAACACTTTGCGGGCATGGTATTTGCCCACAGGATCGGTCGGCGGCGCCGCGCAGGTTCTCGATTTGAGCGCGGTTGCCAAATATGGCGGCCATTTAGTTGATTTGGACACTTGGACGATTGATGCCGGATACGGCGTCGATGACAACCTAGTCTTTGTCACCAGCACGGGCGAAGTCATCGTTTATCGAGGCACCGACCCGTCAAGCGCCGCGACTTGGGCGCTATCTGGCGTTTGGAAGCTAGGTTCACCGATTGGATCGCGCTGTATGCTGAAATTCGGCGGCGATTTGTTGCTGTTGACGTATGACGGCCTGCTGCCATTGGCCCAAAGCCTCCAAAGCAGCCGATTGGACCCCCGTGTTGCCTTGAGCAACAAGATACAAGGTGCCATTGCACAAGCCACTACCACATATGGTGGCAATCATACCGCAGTGGGCTGGCAAATCCTGTACTCGGCTAAAAACAACGCTTTATGGATCAATGTGCCGGTTCAAACAAACTTGCAAGAGCAGTACGTTATGAACACGATTACCCAGTCATGGTGCAATTTCACCGGCTGGGGCGCCAATTGCTGGGAAAACTTTAGCGATGACCCATTTTTTGGCGGCGACGGGTTTGTGGGCAAGGCTTGGGACACAAATACCTACAAGGATGGCAATAACAACATTACGACCAACGTCATCCAAGCCTTTAACTACTTTGACAGCAGGGGTGTCAAAAAGTACTTT